AGAGGATAAACAATGACACCATTTCCTACGTTACCTGACGTAACATCATTCGTTAGAGTCCAACTGTCGATTATGTTTGTCCACGTTAGACTGTGATCTAAATCAGTATCTACCGTTCCTGCCTCTGTGATAAACAGTTGCTCCCACGATAAGTCTTTAATCGTCTCAAACAGTTTAGCTAACTCCTCAAAAACTACTACGGTATACTCGTCTTCTGTTGCGCTCAACAGTTGCATGATACCTGACATTACCAAAATGCCGTTGTCGTAGACATCTACGTTAGTTCGCTTTGTTGCTTTAAACGTACCTAAGCTAACGTTGTAGTCGTAGTAGTACGAAAAGAACTTAAGGTTCTCACGAGTAGCAGGCAGCTTAAAATTGAAGCTGTAGGGCGTTCGGTTAGCAAAGGGATTTGCTAGGTCTTGGAAATGAAAGTTTAACTGAATCGGTACTTTAGGCGTGTCTAATTGTACCTGGTCGCTTCCGTCTTGAGAAGTAGCTATTAATTGTACCATTACCTAGTTGGTCGTAATCGTGAAATTTCTACCTGCACTTGATACGATGTCAAACCATCGCTAACTGATGTCTTGCGTTGAAACGATGTGTCGCTAACTGCAACTCGTACCGCTTTGTTTTTATCTGCTCCCGTAGAATTCGTGCCGTAGTCATCGCTGCCTGTCATGTATACGCGCTCGCTATTCATTAGCGACATCATCAAGGGACTAAGAACTTCAGGATTCCCAAACGCCGTACTTAAACTAAAGGTTGTAGTAGTTATAATGTTTGATTGTGTCTTGCCTTCTTCGTAGCTGTACTTGTTGTAAGCCGTTGCACCTAGACCATTTGCATCATAACTATTGCCTCCAATTTGCCTATACTCCGTTCGCTTAATTGATTGGCTTAATTGCGACTTGCCATTGAACACTAAACTGTCTAGGCCGCCTTTGCTGTTCCACCAATGCAACGTGTAAAACTCCCCTGCTTGTTGGAACTTGTTGCAGTCTAAACGCTCAAACCTATAGGTAGCTGATACTGCGTTACCGCCTAATCCGTCTAATAGCGTAATCTCATAATGAGTCCAATATTGATTGGCGGGATTAGCTGGTGATGATTGACCTGAATAGCCATTTAAATTCGCTGTACCTACACCTAAGTACAGTAGGCGTTCTGTATCTGCGCTTACGGTACTTGGTGGCACACCTCCATTGGCAACGCTATTTTCTATTTCAGTTGTACTTAATTGAGTTGCGTTCTTAAAGTATCGAATTCTAACATAGGTTGCAGTAGATGCGGAAGTATTGATAAAGGCTAAAGCTGCCCAATTCGTTTTGCCTGTGTCGTAAACTACGTAGTTTGTATATACGCCTGCTACCAATGGCGCATCAGAAAGAAACAAAGCATTAGAATCGTCGGGTATGTACTGTGCGCTGTCTGTCGTTTCAATTACCGTTGACGTAGGTAAGGTAAAATTGCCTGACACCAATTCCACAGTTTGATCTGTTGCAGGTAACAATGTAAGCACAGGCTCAAGTGAAGCACTAGCTGCGTACTGATAACCAAACCGCATTGTTACAGTCTTAAAGGCATTTGTGTTTGTACTAAGTAAATTACCTAATGACTGACCTAAAAACCATTTGTCTTCATCAGGCTTCACAAACTGCGCTGCAATAATTCGAGGATTAAATACTGCACAGTCTGCATTGTTAGGTAGCTGACGAAGAATAGCTTGTGGTACTCCTCCTACATTTACAGAGCAAGCATATCTGTATTTAGGCTCTCCTGTATTTGTGTCATCCTCTACCACGTAGATTAAATCATCATACGAACCGCGCAACCCTGTGCTTGTCTGATTTACGTTATATGCCATTATCCGATATTGTAAATGATTGTGTATTCCTTTCCAAAGTTGCTATCATAAAAGACTTGCAAATCGTTTGTTAAGGCTGTGCTTAGTTTTCGTTCTGCTTGTTTTTCGGTTTGGTCAAATGCTAGTGCGTAATAACCTGTTGGCTTAATGCCTGTCAAGTAAACGCTTCTTGCTATCCTTTGCGACATAGCATCGTAACTCAAAAACCTTCCTTTCTTATCTCTCCAGGATTGATTACTTATGCCTCGATCCGTTATCCATTTTCTAATAGCAGGCTTCAATGCTCCCTTCTTCCCTGTGCCGCTTCCAAATTGATATTCGCTGTCAGGTGCTTTTTCTGATGAAGCTGCGCCTTTAACTCCTTGCTCCACAAAATCCCAATAAGGGACGCTACCACCAAAAGACAAAGTAATTCCCGTTGATGTTTCTAGTATTTCAAAGCCTAACGAATCTGATAAAGCACCCGTAACTACCTTGTCTTTTTCTGACAAAATGTTTCTTGCTCTTGACACAACGCTTGCTCCTAAATCGTTTACGGCTCGTAAAAACTTAGGCATCTTCAGCAGGTATGTATTCTCGCCTACATTTATTTGCACTTCTAACTTAGTCATAGGGGGCAATACAGAGATTCAATGGCGTAGGCAGCTTAATATCAAACTGCGTACTCCACCCTGTGAGCAGGTTATCAAACCTGGCTGTAAACGGTGTGCAGTTTAACGGCAATTCAAAACTCCAAGTATTAGAGATTTCGCTGCTTTGACTAACGTTAAACACGAACTGAGATACTACATCTTGCAAGATTAAATACGTTTCTGTGTAAACCTCAGTCATGACTTCTTGCTGTTTTTCAATCACTAAGTCTCCTACAATGATTTCGAAAGTAAAAACAGTAGCCCCGCCTTCCATTGTCGCTCCAGTACATTGTCCATACAGCAACGGGTAATCAGTCACGTTCAACTTTTCCATGTCCAACGTATCGATAGTATACGTATGAAAACTTTTTAGCTGATCGTGGTTATCTACTATCGTTTGTAAAGCGTTGTTAATGTCTTGTATTGTTTGCATCTACCTTGATGTTTTTTTGTACCGCTACATCCTTTTCGTAAGAAAGGAACGTCAGTACATCTTCTATATAAAGTTCTGTTACCCCATTCATATTTGACACGTTACCTTTAGCTAGTTCGTAGATAGTTGAGAACCAGCCCCATTTACTGTGAATTGTTTTAGCTTTTTTGTCTGCTCCTTTTTGCTCAAAGAGTGTTGCATAGTGATGGCTAATTCCTTTTCGATGTTGCAAAAAAAAACCAATGCGCCTATAGCTACATCCATTTTTAAGTTAAGCATTTTTGCCTTTCGTTCCTTGCTTGGGACGTATGTTTCTATCTCGTAACAATCATGGCGTTCATGCACAATTGGTCTGTAAAGAATGGACATAATGACGTGCAGATTATCAAACATCCCTTGGTTACAATACGTATCAAGGTCTGCAAATTCTCCTACTGTTAGCGTAGTCCAATTAGGAATAAACCCATACCATCTGTTATCAAGCATAACCTTCTGTTGCAATGGTTGCTTCATAGTTGAAGCGTCAGGGTCAGCAATAAACCATGCAAGTAATTCTCCTGCCTTTTCTATCTCGTGCCATTGTGCATTTTTTAGCGAACCAGGCTCTAGTCCTCCTAAGCACTCGATAGCTAGTCGTACTGACTCGTGAGCATTCATAGATTTTTCGTATGCTTTCCAAACGTTTTGGTATTGCTCTATGGTTATTTCGTGGTAACCTTCAGGTAGGCTTACTTTCATCTTATGTAGTATGAACGGTTTCTGTGTGCTAGTTTGTTAAGGCAGCAGTATCTCACAGCGTCGATGCCATGATTCCAAGCGTCCCTAGGTTGTGGAAGTATACGACCATCACGATCAGTATTCCACTTGTAATTTCTAAACTCCTTCTGCAAGTTTAGGCTGTCTGACTTGATGAACAGCTTGTGCCTTCTCATTATGTCAATGCCATTGCGTATGCTGTCTGCTCCCTTACGCGCAGGCTTCACGTTAAAGTTCATGCGCGATAACTCAGTTATGCTTTTTGGTTCTGCGCTATCTGCTATGATTTCATCATGCCTCCCTATATCCCATGTCCTAAACTTCTCGCCTAAATCTTGGTTGGTTAAGCCTCCGCTGTATATCAACTCCTCCATGTACAGTTCATCTCCCCTTTGACTAACTCGAACCAATGCCGCAGGGTCAGCAGCAAATCCAAAGTCTAAGCCATATGCTATGTGCTTTGCGTTCTCAGGCAGTTCGTCGTAGACGTGCGTTTGAAATATAGTTTCCTTGCTTATGCCCCTTTCCCCTAGTCCATAGATTCTCCAATAATTCTCGTCTGTGTCTTTGAGTCTTTCAATCTCATCTATTACCTCCTTGTTTAAAAACGGGTTGTCTAGGTAGGTAGACTTAAAAAAGTCGCAGTCATCCCTAGGTATCACCGTGTCATAAATCCAATGGAACTCTTCACTTGGGTTAAAGTCGATGAAAATTTTATACAGGCAGCGCATAGAAATTTGGACAAAAACCTCCTTTGCCAATTCTGTACACTCATTGAGAAAAACAAAATGGTGCTTTGCGCCCCTAAATTTGTCGGGCTGATCGGCACTTATAAATTGTACTAGGTTACCAAACAGATTGTACGTGTTCTCTGTCTTGTTATGGTGCTTCTCTTGATACCACCCTGCCTCTTGTATGATGTTGAAGAAGTCACGCATCACACTAGCACGAAGCGAAGGAAAACTTCTGCGTATGATAGTTATAGTGAACTGCGAGTTTTGGTACGTGTAACACCATTCGCACAGGCAATGCAAAACTGAATAGGTCTTGCCACTTCTGCTCCCTCCTTGCAAGCAAACGATACGCGCCTTGCTTCCCTTTACATCGTAGTACGCTTTAGGCTGTTTCACGTAGTCTGGTTCTCATCTTCTTGGTCTGTCTTATCCCATACCTCATCAAACCACGAAGGGGGCTTAATAGCCTCTAAAATGGTTACGTCTGTTTCTACTTGCTTAGGCATAAAGTATGGCATCAAACTGCTTAAAGCCTTTAAGTATTTCTCGTCGCTGTTCTCACGCAAGATGCCCAATGAATCTTTAATATTATCCATCTCGCCTTCCATTACCTGGACAAACAATTGCCGTGCCTCACTAGATATTTTGCCCTTAGCACCTTTTGGTCTTCCATTAGGATTTCCCGATTGTCCTTTATCGTACTTAGCCATGTCTGTTTTTTTTCTGTTATTTACAGGTGTTCGTACTCTTTGATAGATTCAAATATACGATGTGCTACTTGTGGCACTATGGCATTTCCGTATGCTTTGATTGATTCTCTTCTCCACTTTGGAAAGGTAATGCCGTCCAGTTCTTGGGGAAGCCCATCATCCAACCCGGAAACAACGGGTTCAGTTTCCCACGAAACCCCAACCGATGCAGATGTTCCGGCAAAGAGCCTGCGCTTCTGCGGTATCTCTTGAAGTACATTGGAGAAGAAAGATTCTCCCTCATTGAGTCGGATGCTGTTGGGGTAAGCAACCAAGTAGCACCGGGAACGGTGGTGGCAGGCACCGATTTCGCTCGCTCTTGTAACTCTCCATTCTGCATTGTACCCCATTCCATCCAATTCACCGAGGATTGTTCTCCAATCTCGTCCATTGTTGGTTCTGAGAATATTCGATACGTTTTCGGCGGCGACGTATTTGGGTCGTATTTCTT